TGTGGGTCGCGATGCTGACAACCAACTCAAGTTTGGAACAGACAACGAGATTACGTTCCGAGTGTCAGGCAACGACGGCGTTGTGATGAAGGCGAGCGGTGAGATTGAGGCAACTTCGTTGGACATCAGCGGTGATGTTGATGTTGATGGCACCTTAGAGGCCGATGCCATTACCGTGAATGGTTCTGCACTGGCCGCGTCTGCGACTACTGACGCAACCAACGCTTCAAACATTGGTTCAGGAACTTTGGCGGCAGCGCGAATGGCGTCTGCTCAGACTGGAATAGAGTCTGTACTGAACACAAGCCTTGTCGCTGGGCGCGACGCGGATAATCAAATTAAGTTTGGTACGGATAACGAGATTATCTTTCGTGTCTCAGGTGGCGATGGCGTCACCATGAAAGCAAGCGGTGAGATTGAGGCAACTTCGTTGGATATCAGCGGTGATGCTGACATCGACGGAACGCTTGAGGCGGATGCGATTACGGTCGGCGGAACCGCTCTCAACACAGTCATCGCAGGTGTAACCGTAACAAACGCTACCACGGCTGCGGTAGCCACAACGGTAACCATCAGTGACAACGAATCTACGAACGAAGAGAATGCCGTAATCTTTACTGCGGGCGGTGACGTTGATGGTGGCAACATCGGCCTTGAGTCTGATGGAGACTTGACGTACAACCCGAGTACTGGAACGTTGTCGGCCACGATCTTCAAAGGAAACGTTGATGCGGTTGACGGAGACTTTGACGGCACACTCGAAGCTGATGCAATCACAGTTGGTGGAACGAACCTACTGACGGGCGGAGTTGTCACGTCTTTGGGTACGATCACTCAAGACACAGTCACGTTCACATCAGCAAATGCCGATGATCCGCTGCTGATTATCAAGAACACTACCAATGATACGGCTGCCGCACGCCTCCGATTTGTGAAGGATAAGGGCGCTGCAGGTGCTGATGCGGACGGTTGTGGCGAGATTGAGTTCTACGGCGACGACGATAATCAAGACAACATTCTCTTCGCAAGGCTTCGGGCAGAGGTGGCTGACGCATCAAATGGTGCCGAAGGTGGCCGAATCATGCTGGGTGTAGCCACTCATGATGGCGAGTTCCAGAACGGCCTCGTAATTGAAGATGGCGATGCCGAAGACGAGATCGATGTCATCGTTGGTAACGGCGACAACTCTGTTACTACAGCCGCTGGATACATGAAGGCGAGTAACGGATTTCTTATTCCTGAGCAGAAGTCTATACACATCGAAACTCCGATGCTGGCTACAGCCGATCATACAGCTACGGGTATCACAACGATTATGTCAGCGAGCGAGAACATCGCTCAGGGAGATCTGGTTTACGTTTCAGGTAACGGTACCATTGGAATTGCGGACGCTGACGCGGTGGCTAAAATGCCTGCATTTGGGTTGGCCGTCGCAGCAATTTCGAGTGGTCAACCGGGCGTAATCTTGCTTCGCGGAATGTTTCGGGATGACACGTACAACTTTACTGCGGGCAACCGATTGTTTGTCCACACAGATGGGACGGTAACTGCGACTGCTCCAAGCGGAAACAATGATGTAGCCCAGGCTGTTGGTATCGCTCTTAGCGATGACGTTATCTACTTCAGCCCTGACATGACTCTGGTGGAGATTACTGCCTAATGGGTGACATCAGCCAAATAAATGATGTTGCTGCGGCAAATATCAGCGAAGTCAATGATGTCGCTAAGGCAAACATTAGTGAGATAAACGATCAAGGTGTTCCCGCTTCTGGTGCCACCCGATGGGTTGTTGGTATTCACAACGGCTTTGTAGCATACGCCGAAAACTCTGATCTTACGTCATGGACTTCTTATTCAAGCACTGATCATAGCAACACTGCGTATGATATTGGGTTTGGTAAGGACAATAGCGGAAACGGTATTTATATCGTTACCCGAGATCATGATGACCGTGAGCTTGAAGTTTCTGGTACAGACGTAACTTCAACGGATAACTGGACTGAAGTTGATTTGTCTTCTGACTTAAGTAGTGTTCGACAACAATACGTAATTATGTGGGGCGCACGAGCCGATGGCACGGCTGCGGGAACCTGGATGTCAGCCGGGAAACAAAACGGTCAGCGGATTCACAGGTCTACTGACGGAGGAGCAAACTGGACAAATGTAGATTTGTCGGGCATTTCAAATCATGACGCCAACCGAGGCATCCAATCAATGGCGTCGGACGGCCAAGGAAATTGGGCATTCGCTCAGGAAAATCGCTGGTATTATTCTACAAATGACGGAGCGAGTTTTTCTGCTACAACTCCAATTACCTCGGATGTTCCAGGTCAGTCCCGTGGCGTCGTGTTCACAAATAATAGTTGGGTTTGGATCTACAGCCGATCCAGCCAAATTTATGTTCGCTCATGCGCTGCATCAGATATTACTGATTGGAGTGATGAGGTTAGACCTGAGTTAACGTATAACAAAGCGACAACGGATGGTTCTGGAACAGCCGACACAACTGTTAATCCGTTAAATCCAAGCAATACAAATGAGCAACGAGCAAGCGTGTGTGCTGCAAACGGTCGCGTGTGTTTTGCGACTACAAATGACCAAGAAATCTTTTACTTCGACGTTGACGGTAAAACAATCAGCAACCTGAACGGCAAAAAATTTGGCCCGCATGGCGGGGGTCATGCATACGCTGGAGTCACTAACTTTGACACATCCGACACGATGCAAGACATTGCCACGGACGGCACAACCTGGATTGTGGTTTGTAAGGATGGGGATGCGTTTAAGAGCACCGACAACGCCGTGTCTTGGTCGTCAATTGTAACTGGGTTTGATGGTGGTGATGTTGCTGCTACAGATGACTGGAAAGCAATCACTTGTGACGTAGTCTTACCGCTTTAAGGAGAAATAATGCAAGCGTTCATCGACAAACTTTTTTGTTCTCAAAAACGAGTATCTTGGCGGCGACTGGCCGTGCTCATTCTCGGAACCGGATTGCTGGCAACTGGTCTACTTGAGTCTGAGCAGTGGCTGTATCTTAGTCTTGCTTATATCGCTGGCGATTCTGCCGAAAAGGCAATGAGTGCAATCTCGAAGAAGTAATGAATGGCTTTCAAGTGTACTAAATTTGATAATGCAGTTTCGCACAAGGTATTACACGATACCAATATTACGAACGCAGCCCAAAAGAACATCACTGATGGTCCTGGAAGGCTTCATTCTATAAAAATTGTGAACGGTAACAATGCGCCGGTATACGTAAAGATTTTCAATGCGTATACAGCGAGTGTTGGAACAACTGCGCCCGATTGGATTTTTTCTTGTTTGGCTTCGGTTACCACAAACTATGAAATTCCTGGGGGCGTAGCTTTTGACGCTCTTACAATTTGTGCAACTGAAAACGCAAACCCTTCTGATGCGACAACACCAAGCGCATCAGGTAATGAAACCATTGCTGTAACGATTATTACGGAGCACTAAATGGCTACATACACAGGGGCGCTCACTGGTTTAGCAGACAAGCTTGTCGTTGATACTGCCGCGAATACAACAGAAGAAGAGCGTGTAACATCTGCAGATTCAGGCAGAATGTACATTGTTCAAATTGATGCGACTGCTGGATCACCAACAACAGACGAACCAGCATGCTACGTAAAATTTGCTGATGCCGCATCGATTACTGGGGGTGGTGGTTCATCCACGGTGCCCAGCCTTGTGCTTTATGCTCCTCTAGGGGTTATTACTTCTTATGTAATCAGCGGTGGGTGGCCTTTTTCGGATGGTCTTTCATACTGGGCAGTGACTACTGCTGAGATGGCTGGAGATACTTCTCCTACTGCAGACATTAAGGTTTCAATTGTATCGTCATAAATGGAGTTAAAAATGATTGAAGAATATATTTCAAGCGCAAAAGTCCGATTGTCCCGTAAGTTTGGAGACAAAAGTAAAGCCGCTAATGAGTTGTTGAAAGCAATCGATCTTTTGAAAGAAGAGCTTGCCAATAAAGATGAAGAAATCAAATCTTTAAAAGCCGCAAATAAGCCTGCTGCGAAGAAACCCGCTGCTAAAAAGGCCGCTGCTAAAAAGCCCGCTGCTAAAAAGCCTGCTGCTAAAAAAGCATCTAAAAAATAACTTTGGCATGGGAATGTTCAACATGGAACCACTCACCCTTACAGCAATTGCAGTTCTAGCAGCGATTGGTGCTGGTTTCGGTGCAGGCTGGGGTCTGAAGCCAGACGCAGGCACAAAAGCTATTGAAGCCCAAACTGAGGCCATTAAAGAACTGAATACAGGTAACCAGGCGCTCGTCGATAAAGTGCAAGAGGTTGCCGTGGAAGAAGCGAAACGAGAAACTGTAATTGCAGATAAGCTCACTGACATGCCACCCCCCTGCATCAAAGAAGTCGGGGGAGATCCTATGTCATTGCAATGTATGTGGGCTTTGTGCATTCGTACAGGTGAAACAGACAAGCAACGATGTGAGCCATCTAAGTTGACCGATCAGCTACTGAGTGCTTATAGTTGTTCTGAATCCCAATAGTTGGAGTAACCATGGAAATAAAGGATTTAGCTATACCTGGACTCACCATGGTTTTTGCTGCTGGTATATCGTTTGCGTCATTTGAGTCTGCTGCCAAGGATGTAGAAGACGTTGAAAAACGAGTAAATGTTCTCGAATCCAATGCCAGCAAACAAGAGGTAGTCGATGTCAAGATCGAAGGTATTGAACAACGTCTTGATAAGATGGAAGATATTGTTCAGAAAATGCTGGATATTCAACAGAAACAAGCGGTTAATGTCGCGCAAATCTGCCAAGCAACCAACGCAAATTGTAGTAACTAAAATGCGCCCTGATATCCTTGATTACGCGGCCTCGCTTGGTCACACTGTTTTCGAATCTGGTGAGTACAACCTCAACATTATTGGTATTCGAAACTCGCAACACGAGCCCAACAGGTTCGATGATACGATTCACTGTGTCTACAAAGACGAAGACGGCGATTGGATTCAAAAGTCGTGGCCTTGCACTACGGAGCCGGGGAAGTACTGGCTTGAAAATCCTACCAATGTCAAAGGTACCGCAGTGTTGGTTCCGGGCCAGTATCGATCAGTTTGGAAGATTGATAAGCATCAAGGGAAGTACTACGCTCTGTGCCAGCGCAACGGCACCGTAAAGGTATACCGTGATGACAATTTGGATGAAATCATTGATTGTGATCCTGAAACAATCACTGAGGGCTTTTATGGAATCAACATCCACAAGGCCGGTGCTCATTCAACTCAAATCGATCGATGGTCAGCAGGATGCCAGGTGTTTGCGAACGAGTCCGATTTCGATGAGTTCATGGCTATTTGCGGCAAAGCTCGTGAGAAATGGGGCAACGCCTTTTCTTATACGTTGATTCTTGAGCACGAGAAAGGCTCTGATTGATGGAGGCGCTGGTCGATTCACTATTAGCGGACGGCCACCTCGGAGTTTTTGCTGCCTTCCTTGTCTATCAATTTGTAATGATGCAGAGGCGTCTGGATAAGCTTGTTGAAGGGTTCCAAGAACAACTTGACGAGATACGAAAAGAATACGACGTTCGATCGGAAAAAATGAGAGAGCGATACGACAGAGTAATAAATGAGTATAGAAATAGAGAAGACACTCAGTCTAAAGACTTTTTAATTACTCGAACTAAAGTTCATAATGATATTGTGTCTAAGCTTGATAGAATTTTAGACAGAGAAAAATAGATCGAAATGAACTGCGTTGTTGGATCAGATACAGACTGTGAACTTAAGGTTGGTTCGTCGATTCGTATTTACGATGAAGAGCCAGCCGAAAAGGAGGCCAAACCCGTGGCAAACGAAACTAAAACAGAAAAACCAGCCCCTGCACCTGCTCCTGTAGAGCAACCAGCCCCTGCGCCTGCACCTGAACCAGCGCCTGAACCAGCCGTGGTAGAGACCGTTGCTGCACCGGTTGTGCCAGAACTCGTTGAATCAGTGGGCGTATCTCAAGACATCACGGCTGCCGCTGATGCTGCCAAGTCCCTCGGTGGCGACTATGCGCCCATGGTTGCCATTGCGTTGGCAGGAATGGCTATTGCAGGCGGATCAAAAGCCTGGAGCTATTACCGTGACCGTGCAGAGCAAAAGCATGAACAAGAAATGCAGAAGCTCAAAATGGAAGCTCAGTCACAGGGCATGGACGGGCAACAGCCCCCACCTTGTCAGGCCGCAAACACAAAGATGCAGGCCGAAGTAGATGCATTGAAGTCTAAGCTCAGTGCAGTTGAAAAGAAAACATCGATGATCTCTGCTGACTTTGATGGTGAAGATGTCGAGCGTCAAATCAAGCGCATGAAGAAGCGCATCGATGAGTTGTTTGAGATTACTGATCAAAAATGATTGAACTCGCTTTAATTTTTTTCGGTACGTTTGTTGTTCTTCCTGCAGGGCTGAGTTTTGCGGTAGACGGTGACGGAAGTTCTCGAAAGAAGAAAAAAGCGCCCGTCGTGGAAGAGCCAGTAATCGAAGAGCCCATACCTGATCCTGAACCCATCCTTGTGGCAAGACTTAAGGCGACAAAAAAGACTGTTGTAATCGTCGTTCCAGAATGCTCTGATGAGGAATCCGAAACAAGGTTGCGTGCTGCCAGTCTTGACTACTTGGAAAAAGTTACCGGATTGCCTGAGGAGACTGTATTTGAAGTGCAGGATTGTGGCGACGAAGGTATGGTAGACATTCAAATCGTCGAAACGATAGAATAAGTAAATCTGCACCCCCCACCCGGTAGGAATCGCCCATGCTCACGTCCCGAGTATGGGAACAAGCGATGTGGGTGGGGGGTGCAGGGGGGCGTTTAGACTTTCTTTGCTGGTGCGACACCTTGAGTCGGTGCGATTGCATCATTAAGCATGTCCAAAACCTTCATAAGACCTTCTGGGGGGCCATCATCGCGAGCGACGACCTTCACGTCGTACTTGGCGCTGTTGTCGCTCTTACGGCTATTCTCGCTGTGGTTAGCCACAGAGCCGTGAACAGTAACGTCACAGCTAAATAGACCCGCGTTGTACTTTGCGTGTGCAGTAAGCTCTGCCTTGGTGTCAGACGTAGTCTTAGCTGAGGTCGATGATTTCACTTCCATGGTGAAACGAACTTCTGCTTCTTTGACCGACAAGCTTGGCGTGTTGATGATGGCGAGCAGTGGGACTTGCAGATCCACCTTCTCCATCGTTGTTGTGCCATCAGCAGCCTGAACGGGCTTGTTGAAACCAAAGTCAACGGTGCGTGCCGAAAGGTTGCCCTTTCCGTCGTCGTTAAGACCAACGTCCTTGATGAAGTCACTGGAAGCTTTAGCAAGCAGTGTCTGAGCACTACACGCGGCCTTGAGTGGGCCTCCAATAAGTTGGTCCATGGGAAGACCACCGAACTGGTCTGACATCTTTACGAGTTGATCTGGCACCGTTTACTCCTATTTTTTTCTCATGTTTTCCATGAGTGTTTGATCAGTTTTTTCGATTGGTTTTTTAGCCCCGCGTTGGTCGTACTTGTCAAAAGGGAAACCTTCGGAACCGTCCGACCTTGTAGGCCCACGAATCGGCTCAACTGTTTGCCCCATAGATCGAGTGGACTTGGATCCCGTCGTGAAATGACCGTGTGGGCCTACGAATCGTTTTCCTTGTTGTTCGTGTGATTCTAAGGCTTCAGTCAAGGCGAGTTGGGCTATTGCTTGCTTGTCCTTGATACGCTCGCCGACCGTAAAATCTGCACCCTTTCTGAAATCTCTCGGATTGTTTTCTTCGGGTCCGCCTCGGACAAGGTACTGGCGCAACTGCTGTGCAGCTTTACTATAGTTGGTGTGGAGGGGGGGGCCTTCTGCAACCTCTGTTTCAAAAGCCGTTCCGTATTGTCCCAGAATACCGTGGTAGCGACCTACCCTTTTAACGGCCTCTTTAGGGTCTTCGTAGCCGATCTGGAACATTTGTTCATAAAGGTCTGTATCTCGCAATGCAGATAGGTAGTCGGAAGCTAAGTTTTTTGAGTATTGATCTGCCACAATTTAAACCTACGGAAGTAGCTTAATTAATTCGTCATCGATTCTTGCATAACCCTCTGGAGGCTCGCTGCCCTTGAAGATCAGCTTGAGTTTAGCAGCATTGTTCTCTTTTTTGAACCATGATGGCGTATTGGCGCATGGCCGAACCATCAGCTTTCCTTTTTTCTTGTCAGCAGTGAGGCCAGATATTTCAACAGACATTTCGACTTCGAGCGTATCCACACGAAGACTTTGCCCAGTCGTGAGGGATTGCAGGGGGACCGGAATTCTTTTTTGTACCAGTACTCCATCTTCCCATGTTGGGATTTCCATGACGACCATACGAGGTGCATATATGTGTCTTCCGTCGTCATCTGTAACGGGGTCACCTTTTTCATCTGTTTTCAACTCCCAGAACTCTTCATTGGTGATGGAGTCAAGCTCGTGTCGTTCAGCAATATCGGTCGCAGCTATAACCGCTGATTGAATGGAATGGACTATGTCGTCTAAAGAATGATCAGCCATGCTATCTCCAAGTTATGATGAGTCAGGTGGTTCAATGCGTCAGTTCCTAAAAGCGTACAAGGACATCCTGGTCTACCATGACTACGGACCCCTGCTCTTGTTCTGGAACATTGCTGACCTTGCCAACAACCGCGTGCTTTGGATGAGCTACGGCGAGGCCCTGGATGGGGGCAACGAGTGGGCCTACTTTCAGTACTGTCTGTACTTTGTGGTGGCCCTCGGCATGCTCTTCAGTCTTCCCAATGTCCGATCCTGCTCCCGCTTCGTTGGCGTCTACTTGCTGCTGTACATCTTTTCGACCACCCGTTTCCTGGTGAACGTGTTCAATGATCCCGAATTTGCTGCCGGTGACGTTGGTCGATCGCTTGTTGTTACAGGCGTCTACTTTACCTTGTGGGTTTGGATATACGTTAAAATGCGTGTGGAAGTAATGCACAAGGATCTCCGTGGATAAACCAACCACTACTGCTGCTGTTGTCGCTGTCGTTACAGGATTGGTCAGTGCTGGTGCGTTTAAGTTCTATGAGTTCATTCTGAAGCAAAAAAGAGAAAAGCAGGTCGAAGAGAAAGCTGAGCAAACGCTATACCGTGACGACCTCATCAAACGAGTTGAAAAACTCGAACAAGAGCGTGATGAGCACCTTCAGCAAATCATCGACCTGATGACCGACATTGCGGGACTGAAAGTAGAAGTCGACTACGTCAAACGCGAGAACGAAATCTTGAAGCTCAAGATTGATGCTATGAGGTGATTGGTTCGCCTGGGCCTTCACACTCTGGACAGTTCAGTTCTCCGAACCAAATGTGTCCACACTCAATACAACAACGCCTAAAAAGTTCAATCACCTTTGCCATTTTTCAATCCGTAGTTGTCCCTTGCCCAGCCGCTACCTTTGAGGGTGAAGTTGGTGGCACATATTTTTCGTTTCATATCAACCGATGTACCACGGTCGAGAGCGCAAGCCCCACAGTGGGGGCTTGGATCTCCGAATGCCTGCAAAACCTCTACGGTTAGCTCGCAGTTTGGACAAACAAACTGATACAACGGCATCGTATTTAGTCGTCAAAAACAACTGGACTTGGGTCTGGGTCTGCAAATGACTCGACATCTGTGCTTGCGGGGGCGTTGTTTTTCAATGCTCCTGCAGACATCGCCACAACCAGTTGCTTGATCAGATCCTTCAATTCACCGTCATCTGTGTTCTTGCTCGTAAGAGCTTCAACAAGTTCTGGTGCGATTGGGCTTGTATTGACATTTACAGTAGTGGTGATTGGCACACCGTTTCGGTAAACAAGCTCTTCAGTGTTTTCAATATCTACGAACTTAACAACCAAGAACAATCGTTCTACGCCATCGGTTGCGTAATCAATTTTGACATCGTAATCCATCAACATCCACTCACCGTTTGGTTGTGAGTTTCGGATGGTTTTGATCATTCCATTGATTGCATTCTCAACGATTTTTTGCCAACCAAATTCAGACACCTTGCCTTGAAGTTGGTGCAAAGGCCACGAGCAATCACCAAGCTTTGTTCGGAACTCTGCACACTCCTTGGCTTTTTTGGCCGGGAGTTGTTGTTCTGAAATGGCTTCATTCAAAATGTTCATCAACGTTGATGTTTGATTAATGTACGTGGGCTTAGAGCCGACCTCATCATTTTTATTGTTTTGACCGAATGGGTTTCTGGCTTTTTCAACTTCTTCAAAAAGACTCATTTGTCTTCTCCATATTATTTTATTGATCTGTTTTTAGATCGACTTATCACTTTGAGGTTTGATTTTTTGTTGTTGGTTGGATTTCCATCTTCATGGTGAACATCTTTTTTATCACCCTTTTTAATCTTTCCAACCATTTTCATGATTCGATTGGCAGCATTGCGGCCCGCTCTACGTTTTTTTTGCTCCGGTTTGCTGTGGTATTCCCGGTATTCCTTTTGGTAGTCGCGAGCCATTTTGCCATCCTAATCTTCAAGTAGGGATTCTTGTTTTTCTTTAACCTCTGAAAGCTCATCGAGTTGTTCAGAAAGTAGATTCATAGAGTTCATTTCTGGTATGTCGTCTATGTTAACAACTCTGACGTCTTCGGATGGTGCATCTTGCTTTCCATCGTGGTCGTATGCATTCGAAGTAGTGTCATCCATTGGTACGATGCCGCGTGCAAACGCGTATCGAAGCCCAGTCTTGAGGGCCATTTCAATGGGCCACTGACCCCAAGGCGATTGGTTTTTGTTTCGCTTGTACGCGTCCGAGTTTGCTCGACGTTTCTCGATGTCGGCCTTGCGAATCACAACGAAGTCTTTGCTTCCATCTTTGTAGTGGGCAACCACATAAACAGCGATCAATGTTTCCCATGATTGCTGTGCGTTAAGGTCTGGTACGTGTTCCAAGCTTGGGTCTGTGCCTTCGATAACATTGAATGTGTCGCTCTCGAATACTGCCTTGGTTCGAAGCCGTACTCCACTTCTGGCTGCAAGTTTAGAGAACCCACGGTGTGACACTTGCCATTGAAGGCTCTTGCCTCTTGGCAACAGGTAAACATCGGGCAGTGGACCACCGGGCATGAGTCCAGTCATTGCTGAAAGCGCAACGGCCTGGGCCACAGATACGGGGTCACAGCCATACAATCGATCGTTTGTTTGTGCTGCTTGACGGAAAGCAAGTGCTACGCGACCTGCCGCCTTTGCTCCTTCTTCGGTTCCAACCATAGCCTGCAAAAAGTCAGATGCTTTTGCTTCGACCACGTTTCTGAACTGATGTGCTGGGTGTAGTGCGTTTGCCATTATTTATCTCCTGTGTAGTTGAATCGGAATGTTCGTGTTGGTTCGCCTTGAATAAGGTATTTCTTGGCGAGGTCTGGGTTGTCAGACTCGAATGATGAACGATCGAATCGAGTCCTTGGTTTGCTCTGCGACCATGTTGCGACACCAGCAATACCATATGCCGTGCCTATTTGTTCTTTGAGTTGATTTTCTAACGTCCGCTTTTCTTCGTCAAGCTCTGCACACTGCCTTCGGATTTCCTTCAGTTGTTTGGCAAGCTCGATGTGTGATTCAGATGGCTCAATGAATGTCTTCGACTCTTGCTCGAACAACTTAGCGAGCGATTTTGAGCATGCTGTGGAGCCGTCAACATCTGGTGGGGCTCCATTCTTAATGTGCTTGTCGTACCACTCTCTTACGTATTCGATGATTCGTGATTCAACGGCCTCGTCTCTGTAAATGTTGTACGACCTGTATTCGTCAGACATGGTTGCAAATGCTGCCAGGTCACATCTTTCGTCACCCGTCACCGCCATCTGCCATACACATTGTGCTGCATAGTACGGGGGCACACCATTCGATCCCGAAAACCCCCACCGATGATCAAACTTCCTCGTTGATTTGATTTCCAATAACCATTTACTATCATCACTTGTCACGAAGAAATCGGGTCGTGCATGCATCCATGGCTCTGGCCCCAGCATTGGTTCAGCTTCATATTCGGGGCCTTTTTTGATCTGCACATTGTTCAAGTGAGCATAGTGAGCACCGATTGCTGGCTCAAGAATATGGCCCCTCTCCGTTGCCAGTGAAGATGAGCTTTGTGTGAGCCCATGCATTCTTGCCCACACGTCCCATGGGCTGCTCCAGGGTGACATTCCAAGTATTGCCCCAACGCTACTGCTGCCGATGGTCGGCGTATTTTCGTTCATTTGTTCCTCTTTGTTCTCATGGTTTCTATGTTATCACGATGTGATGATGTTACCATCACTCAAATCGGACATTTTTTGACTGGATATTTTTATGGACATTCGCTCTTTTCGAGAAAGCCAACCCTCCTTCAACAGCCGCTTTGGTTTCTGCAAGTGGATGAATGAAACGCTCAACGAAAAAGGTTTGAGTATTTCAGTGTCCTATCTTCGAGACTTGGAGTCAGGTCGATCCATTCCCTCATTGAGGCTTGCTATTGCCGTAGAGGACTTCACCAAACAGAAAGTGACTGTGCGGGACTGGGCTGGTCTTTCAAAGAGACAATCTTAGGCTTCCGCTACTTGCGATGTTTTGAGCACGTACATGAAGCTCGCGAAGCTCTGTGCAATCTTGAACTCTGTCTCGATAAGCTTTCTGAGTTCTTCGTGATTCTCTGCTTCAAACATACATTCGTCGTCTTCATCGCAAATGGCGAATCCATTCTTGGTTTCAATCATGGACCAGCCGGTGGGCAGTTTTTTAAGTAGCTCGATCATTTCAAGTGCATCCAATCTTCGTATAGAGTTTTTGTCGTTTTCGAGCGAGTCCACGCATTGCTCCGTTATCATCAACGCAATCAATGACAATCGGATCTTTCTTTTCCGGGTGTGGTCGCATGACTCTGCCAATGCGCTGTTGTATCCGGCCCATAGCTTTCGTCGGAGTAGTAAGCACAACAGTGTCGAGTGACGGAAGATCAAGTCCTTCATCTGCGACTGTTGTGGCACATACGACTTGAATCTGTCGATCATTTGCACGTTGTAAAACCTCTGCTCTTTGTTTCTTTGTCATCCGACCAACAAGCGGTTCTGCGACAATGGTGTGTGACTGTAGGGCTTCTGCCATCCATATGCAGTGATCTACACGGTCAGATAGCACCAGAATCTGCCTGCCCTCGGCGCATGCATCGAGAATCCGATCAAGAATCCTGTTGTTTCTTTGCGTATCACTTGTCATCGTTGTGATCAGTTTAGACCAATCCAAACGATTTTTCGGGCCCAGATAGTCAGTAAAAAACCACTCGATCTTTGGGGCAACAACGTGGCCGGAAATGGTCAGCTCTGCGTTGGTGATTTCGTATACTGCAGGACCGAAGTGCCACCAAAGAATCGACGTCAAACCATCGGGACGATTTGGCGTAGCAGTCAGTCCGAGTCTGTATCGTGCTGGCATGCAGAACATGACTGAGCAAAACGTATTCGCTGGAACGTGGTGTGCTTCATCAACGATACAAAGTCCGAACTGTTGCCCAAAAGCGTAGCGTTCTGTAAATGACATTCGTTCGAGAGTCTGGAAAGTCGCGACCACAATCCGTCCCGAGTCATCCTTCTTACCCGCACCATACTGAGTTGCCTTTTTGTTAAGCATGGATTCGATTCGATTCATCCACTGTACAGCAAGATCGTTGGTGTGAACCAAGACAAGAGCCTTCGTTGCAAACTGAGTCATGGCGGTAACACCAATGGCAGTTTTACCGGCACCGCATGGAGCAATGATGACTCCCTCTCCGTCGTTTGCAATCCAAGCGTTGAGGGCTTTTTGTTGGTAATCCCTCAATGAAAAGTGTTGTGCCACACTGATCGGTTCGTCTTTTGGTTTTGTTCTTACGTCTACCAGTTGACCAAGATTCATCTGCGATGCGGCCTTTCTTGGCACTGCAAGCCCACCACCCCAGGGATGGTCAAACGGGATTCGGTGACATGCGTTGATGTGTTTGTCTGGGATGGGAACGTATTTGCCTCGTTCTCTCATTCCCATCGCCATTCCGTATTCTGGATTGGCAAGCCTGAATCGACTCAATGCCTCATCTTCTTTGTTGTTTCCAGGTCGAAGAAAAACTCCTCCACCCAATGCTACTTTTTCCATCATGCTTCCTTACTTTCAATCTTTAGTATTTCATTTTTAGTCCAGACATACTTACGTTTGCCTGCCAACATCATCCGTTTCTTTTCATAGTCCAACTCACGCAAAATCTCAGAGATACGCATTTCATCCCTTCGATTCATTCTCCCTCTTTCAATCTTCAATCCTTCTTCCATCACCATGGTCATGGTCACATAGCCGTGCTGCAGCATCAAGAAGTTCGTGATTGGTTCAAGCCACGGGTCATCTTGACGATAAATCTTGCTGGAGTCGTGTCGCTTCACATCCATTTCCTTGTCCAAATACCAAGTCTCGCCTGCTTTGAAAGCCACGATGGCTTCTGCCCACAACTGGTCACGGTTCTCACGAACCCAGTGCAAGTTGACTTCATTCGTTTTTATGGGCCAATACCGACGAGAACCCGTCATGTCGTTGATGAACTGTGATTCATTTGTTGTTCCTGCGAACACAACGTGCCGTTTGATCGTGATTGCGTGACGACCATAGGCTGGACGAAAGTTGTCCTCTTGAGCACTCAAGAATGCTTTGGTTGCGCTGTTTGCTGAACGACGAACCGAGTCAAGCTCCGCTACCTCATAGATCCAAGCACGCGCGATTTGACTGTACGAGTTTGCAGAGCCGATGTCGAGCGGGGTGTCGGCGAAGTATTGCTCTGTTGCCAATGTGCGGAACAAAGTGCTCTTCCCTGCGCCCTGGTCGCCAGCCAGGATCAACACACAGTCTGCCTTGCAGCCCGGTTGATACGCGCGAGCCACGGCCTGTATGAGCCACTTTTCTGCCATGGTTCGGTTGAGGTCCGTGTCGTCGCAATCTGTTGCTTCAATAATCCATGAAGCCAGTCGAGGCGTTCCATCCCATTGAATCGAATCCAACCATTCCAACAGTGGGTTTCGTTTGTTCTCTTCGCCAATCAAAGAAACTGTTTCACTCACAGCAGCACTGGAATATTCAAGCCCATACGCGCGTGAAACCCAAAGAGCGATGCGCGTGTCGTCTGTGTCGCGGTAGTCCCGGTCATCTATCTTAAGGGTGTTGGTGAAACTGTTGAGCCACACACGGCCACGCCATCGACGATCTCGACGAAGAATGATGTACAGGTTGTTTTTGTTCTTACGAAACCTACCGGACGGCTGACCATTGCGGTCCATGTACTGGTCCAGCAGGTCTATGATTCGAGTATCGCTTTCATTTTCTGGAACCGGAGTTTCTTCAGGTTGTGTAGATTGATTGGGCTGATTGATGCAGTGTTCGGTTTCAGCAACACTGAGCAGGTCAGCAAGTCTTCGTTGTCCAGCAGCGAGGACTTCATCTAAATCAGCCATCGTTTATCTCCAGCGGTACGCGGTAAAGTGTGTGTTCGGGAAGGTGGTCACAGATTTCTGACGCATAGTCGTCGCCGGAATCATCTGTATCTGTTGCAATAAAAACCTTGAGTTCTTTGGGGATGTTCATCTTAGCAAGAGCCTTGTAGCTACCGGAGGTTCCAGCAACAATAGCAAGCTGCAGAGACTCCCTGTGTGCCTGTTCACATGCTCTCATGAAGTCCGTAATACCCTCACAAATCAATAGGCCATCGATGGATTGTGATCGAACTCCTTTCATCAAGTCTTGAGCTTGTTGATTTGCCATGAGCAATCCACCGGCTTCGTATCCTGTAGGCCAACGAGTCTTGGAACCGGATGGTTGTCTGCCTTTGGCGTAGTTGACGCTTCTGCAATGAATGCTGGCGAATGTTCCATCTGATTCAAAACATGGTGCTGCGATTCGATAAATGCCGCCCCATTGATGGGGGAACCATTCAGGGTATTTGTAATCGTTGGGTAGCGGAAGAATGCGAACACACTTTGTTGTGTCGAGCAACTTCGGTGCAAACCGTCTATCGATCATCCACTTGCCTAATCGGTTTCCCCAGTTGGCATGTTGTTCCAGTGCAGCTTCGACCGTCAGTGTTTGGCTCCACAAGTCTTCAAGCTCATCCGTTGGTGGCCTGACGTAACCCTTAGTGGGTGGAGGGGTCACAGGTGGTCGCGTCGTTGGGTCTGGTTGAATGTGAGAGGGGACACCCGATGGCGTACAGTATCCCTGTTCAGCGAACCAATCCCTTACAACTGAGCGTTGCGCTTTATCGAGATTTCGAAGCGGTTGCTGGAAGAAGTGCTGTGATATGAAATCCACCACATCACCCTTGGCATCACATTGGTAGCAGGTCCAAGCAACTTCAGAACGAGAGAAGCCTACTGGCCCTCGCTTCTTGTCCCTTGAGCCACGCTCCAGCAATCCGCATGATGGGCATGGGTAAATCGATTGACCATTGCCACGGCTGTATTGCAGTGTTGATGCGATGGCAGTAATGCGTGCGTTCTTAGCGCCTTGAATCCACATGGTAACTCCTGACGGGTTCCCGAAAGAGCACCACCGGAAAACCGATGGGCTCAGTCAGGAGCCCACATCTTGGGGGGATCAATCCCCAAGGGGCTTTGTTTCGTAGTCAGTCTTTCAACCTTCTACAAGCTGTTTTTTGGTGGGACGATCATCCCGTCTATGCGATCGGTATCTTGTCCAATGATGCTGTAGTGCATCTTTAGGTCAGGCGTAATGGTCAGCACAACCTTCATTCCGGTCATGCGGTACACCCGATTCATCCATGACACCACAGTATCCAGGGTTGGGGCCTTGGCCTCACGCTTAAGGATGCTGCGGAGCCGTGAACGACTGGTGCCGTAGATGTAGGCCATCTTTGAGTGCTTGCCCTTTTGTAGGCCACCCATGGCGTGAGTCATCTGGTACACCAGTTGGTACGTGTCGATTCGCTCGTAGTCTTCGATTTGATCTGTCATTTCCATAATAAAAAGGTGGGGCCACCGCCCCGCTGTAACGGTGGCCCCGGCGACTTACTTCGCTGCGTCTTCCCCTTCCCCAAGGGTAGGAGCATCTTGGTCAGTCACCAACATCGGCTCGCGAACCGCCTCGATCATGGCCACCTCGAAGGTGATGCTGCCTTCGCGTTGCTTCTTAGGAAGCTTGTCGAAGACCTCACGATCAAGCATGGCCAGTGCATCGCCCACACCCATTTCTTCAAGGAGCTTAGACTCCTTGTCCTTATCGGTGTTGAGGGCGAAGGTTACTGCATCAAGCAGCACCTTGGCGGTTTGCTCACGGGTAAACCCGGAACGCTTGGCGAAGAGAGCCAGAGCAACCTTCCACGGGATTGTGGAGGTAGCCTTGACTGGCTTTGACTTACGGCCACGCTTCAGCCTACCAGCAAGCTTCACGACGAGGTTCACGTCGATTTCAGAGTTGTTGTCGATGTCCCGCTTTGCAAGCGAAACTGCTTTCGTGTTGAACGCCTTTGTAAGGGCGATGATTTCTTGTGATGTGAATTCCACAGCACTCTCCTGTAGTGGATTGTTCAAGCTCCCATGATTGGGAACCAACGCATTTTTCGTTCTCCTTTGTACGTGACTCGTACTTTCTGAAGCCCTTGCTCTTTTAGGGCCTTTGCTACTTTCATTTCAGTCAGTCGCTGCTGTTCCTCCCACCCTTGTGGGTCAACGAACTCAGCAACAGCGTCCGTTGTAATGTCGTACCTTCGGAAGGAAGGCGGGTTAATATCCAAGTACTCTTTGACCTTGTCTCGAAAGTCTTCAGGCAAGTTCGTACCGTAGATCAGTTGCGGCTCAATGCGCTTAGACGCTGCCATAATCCCTGACCTCAGTTCTTCCTTCGAGCAAACTACCCGCCATTTTTTAGCCAGGTAGACTGAGACTTCCGAAAAATCCGGCTCGTTCATCTTCTTGCCCTTGTAGTACTGAACGCCGTCGCGAGTACAACTGAACTTATCGTTTAGGTTTTTGTCACCCTTGATTGCCAAGTAGACTTTGTAGGGTCCATCAGCTTCCTCTATGTTATCCATTTAGCACCTCCAGTCTTTTTGTGTACCACTGAGAGTCAAGTCTGTCGCACATGCTCTTAATATACATTGACCAAAAAACAGTATTTGCGTTTTTAATCAATCTGAGAATGTGTTGATACTCATTGTCAACGGTAAAAGTTAATCCATCAATCATGACTTGTTTTTAGACTTTGCGAACTCGGCAAGTCCATTCCAATCAATGCTGGAGTTACGGCGCTTTCGCTTGAACTTCTTCAGGGGCACACCCTTCTTTCGTGCATATGAAGCCTTGCCACCAATGAAGCTGCGCTCTTGTGGTGTGTCTTCAAAGCCAAGTTGTTCAAGCACTTCGTCATATGATTCAGAGCTTTGCCATGCCTCAACGAATGAGGGCCAGGACCACTCACGCTTTTGGTTGCTCTTTCGTTTTCTAAGTTTTGTTACATTGTCAGCCATTACATTCTCCTGTATGGTTTTTGAATCTTAATGGGGTCCACCCATGTCTGTCAAGTCTGTTGTTTCTTTTGACGTTCTCGTCTTTGGTTATCGATTCGCATTCGGGCTTTTGATGCCAGCGCATGAAGACCCTGCCTTTGCGCTTCTCTCATTACAGTCCGAGGGTCGTACCCTTCGTCCACAAGCTTGGACCAGGGCACTCTCCTCTTGTGCAGTCGTTCATCAGTAAGGTCCATCACTCTTCTCCTTCGTCCTGCGCGGGTGGCAGTGACGGGTTCCAGCTTGGTGGAACGATAAGGTCCATGACTGCCTCGACTGTGCAATCAAACATAAAGTCGTCAATCGCTTCATCCGACGAGAAGGGGCCATGCGCCTCAAACCCGTCTACTATGTTTCCGACCAAAACAATCTGAAGTCGTTCGTCACTCAGGTCCATCACTCACCTCTCTTTGTGCAGTGTGGGCACCGCCATGATCCAGCCTTGAAGGACCACCCTTCTCGCTGCATTTCGCGAGCAACTCCCTCCACACGCCAGTCTTGCGCGTCATCGTGGTGAGCAAGATATTCTTCTGTACACCACGGCTCGCCATCGACTTCGTGTGTGTCGGTGTCTCGGTTGTAAACCAACTGCTTGCCCTCTGGCACATCACCGATTGGATCGCAATACACATTGACTTTGATCCGACTAAAATCAAAGTAGCTTTGTAGTGCGTCATACTTGTTTTTACCCATCACTCACCTCCTTCTGGCCACCAAGACGGGGCCTCTGTTGTTCTGTTCCACTGGGCGAACCCAGCCTTCTCACCGATGTAGAACCGTCGATACGATTCAACGGCATCGTCACTCTTGTACTTGTCAGGCATGCACAACGGGTGTGCTGTGACCTTTCGAGACTTGAAGTCAGGACCACCAAGCCAAGCCACGTCTTTGATTACTTTGCGGCAGTGACGAATGACGGCCTCGGACTTGTGGACCTTGCTGTACCGCTCAGTGTACTCGTTGGCTAAAGCCATGCCGTGCTCCCACAGCCACAGGAAGTTGCCCGTGGTCTTACGAGCCCACACAGAGCACGGGTGGTTGACGTGAGCAGACTTGTAGGGTGTCTGCCCACCCAACTCGTTGATGACCGTAGCGAGCATCTGTGCGCTCTCCAGGGTCATCTTTACTACGTGCCGGTCACACTGCATGCGTGCTGCGATGCCGGGGTCAGGGTGAAGTACAAAGATGTTCATCACTCACCTCCCACGATGACCATCCACGACCCGTCTGGACGTTTGCGAATATGGAGCGTTGGCTCACTCACCCAACAGTCTCCGCCGTGTCTGTCGAACTCGGCAGTCTCACACATGTCCTCCCTCCAACTAATCGTGAAGTTCAACACGTCACCATCGGCCAGTGGAAAGTCTCGACCGAATCCACTTCGACCGTCCCAATCCAAGTCACCCGGAAGATTGTTGCTCGTGTACTGTTTGCCGCTGAGTGTTCCGAAAGCAAACTCCGCATGGTGCTTGCGTGGGTTCCACTTCCCATACTCGCGCAACCGCGCATTGATGACGGTTCTCAAATGTCGCTGACTACTAAAGTACATCACTCACCTCCCGACTGTTTGGAAGGTTTCTTGTAGACAGGAGCCCTGTCCAACTCAGCGCGTATGAACTTCCGTTGTTCCTTCGATGCCTGATGAAACCAGTCCTGATGGGGGTTAAGTCCAATGGAAACAATAAGTTTTCTTTTTTCGACCAAGTGATCCAGCTTGCCGATGCGAATGCCCCGCTGCTTGGCTACTGCTTCGCGGGCTTCATCGTACTCCGCTGCGGACATTCGAGAGAGATTAAGAAGTACGGCGTCAAAGACTGCGGCCCTTGCGTCAGTTTTGATTACATCAAGTTTGAGGGTAGGACCCCCGTCTGGACGTTCTGCTTGTAAGACAACGTGTTCCAGTACTGACATTAGACTTCTTTCCAGTGTGGTCAGATACGCATATTCTTCACCCATCACTCACCTCCTTTTGCTTTAGCGATTGCAGCTTTCAGTCGAGGCAGAACAACAGTCACATCCGTTGGTCGGTCACTGTTGTGGTCCTCGCAGTAGTCTTCAATGTCCATGACTACTTCTTCAAGTGCAGCCAACAACTCGGGCGCAGCCTTGTACAGGCGATAGCCATCGTCGCCCAGAGCGAAGCGTTGCTGACGTTCTCTGCGTTCATCCACTTGCTTGGCGTATCGTTCAAGTCTTCCGCCCATCACTCACCTCCAAACGGTTCGCCGTGAATCTGGCCCACCAACTCATCCGCTGCGTGGTTCCAACTGTCATCGCACTGGTCCCAATGCGCCGCCAGTTGCTCCCTGATGAAGTCAATGATTGCAGACTTGTGTCCTTGTGCGTCTGGACGCAACTCGCTGATGAGAATCTGCGCCACCAGTTCTCGGTTCTCTTTTGTGTTCTTAGCCATTACTCACCTCCTGCGCTTTTTCGCTTCCAGTAGTCTTGGTCGTACCCGTCACCGACTTGGTAGAAAGAATGCTCTACTTCCGAGTGAAGAAAGCAATGTTCAGCGTGTATGTCGCCAGTGCCTTGAACCGTCTTGTTGTTTACGATTTCTTGGATGGGTAGATGTTCCCCGTCGCTCACGCGAACGATCACATCCTGATTCAGTTGCTCTGGTGTCAAACCGTTGAGTTCTTTCAGTAGCTTTCGATACGTCATCACTCACCTCCGTTTGCAAAGTCATTCAGTTGTTTGCGCCACACATTGATGGCAACGTCCACGTCTCCTGGCATCAGGTCAGGGAACCTGCACACACCTTTCATGTAGGCCTGCTCAAGAGCCTCGGTCTCCCGTCGGCGACTCTCCACCAGTCTGACCAACTTGGCGACGTTCTCATCGCTGAGGTCACGGCGACCATTGAACCAATCGACCAGCAGGTCGAGCGGTTTGTTGTCAACCTCGAATGATACAGGCGCTCGGCACCCGTCACACTTTCCACACTTCCGTGCCATTACTCACCTCCTTTGGCTTTAGTTAGGGCAAGGTCAATCAGTGCCGCTGCATCGCCAAGTGAATCTTTCCAATCAGGTTTCGGGTCATCCGAGATAGCATCGAGCATGCTGGTCAAGATGGCTTCAAGTTCCTCTGTTGTGAGCATCACTCACCTCCTTCGGCTTTGGTTTGGTTTCTCTTGGCTTCTCTCAATGCTTCAGCAGCAGCGATGCCGGCTTGAATGAAGAAGTCCTCTGCTCTTTCGTGGTGTACAACTTCATCCCAGTCAGGAACCACGTGGTAGAACTTCTCACCACCCTCAAGGCGGGTCAGTTGTTCTTCGGTAACAGCAATGGGCGTGGGCTCACTGAGCGTCCACGTTTCGCCGTCGTCAAGTACATATACAATCATTTCTGTTCTCCTGTGTTTGTAACGTATGCCATTTAAGTCAGTAGTGGCGGTCAGATTATGACCGGCTTTGCTCACGAAGAAGGTCAACCAATCCGTCAACCTCCCAGTCATCAAGCTCCACAGGGATGCGAACACCCTTGTCTTCTCGGTGAGCAGAAAGAACCTCGATGTGGGCAGCAAGGCCAACGTCGTTCTCTGCCGGAAGGAATCGACCGAACACATCGATGATATGCTCCTCCACCAACTCGCCTGTCTCTTCGTCTTCAATCTCTCGAACCAACTCCACTGATACGTTGCACGCCTCAAGCGGAAGGTCACGGTCTATGTTTCGTTTCATGGTTGCTCCTGTTTGTTTGGGTTGGGGAGGTAGGCCCCTATTTTCTAAGGAAGATTGAAGAAGGGGTTGTCTGGGTTTGTGGTGGTGTAGTTCACAGTTTCGTCGTCAGTAATCTCGGCGGCTTCGTTGCAGAAACTACAGCAAATCTTTTCGCGGTTGTAGTACTCGAATGTACCGTGCATTATGTGAGCACGGATGTCGTACACACCGCTGTATGTTTCGCAGGGCGTATCAATCCAAAACTCGCCTCGCCCGTGTAAGTCAAGCCAGTCGGTGATTCCGTCTGGGCATAGGGCGTGCGATTCACACGATGGGTTTTTGCATGAGAGTGTGTACCGTTTGACGGAATGTTCGTAGATAGGTTTGGTCATTACTCTTCTCCTTTGAAGGGCACGATGGCCCCATCCTTCTCGATTGTGAACATATGCATGCCGTCATGGCCGGACTGAGAGTGCATTGCGTGGACAACCAAGTTGCCGTCCACCACCTGGACCTCAACCTGTGATTCCTCAAAACCCACCCACACCGTGTCTTTGTCGTTGCTCTTTACTGTGATGTTCATGACTGCTCCTGAATGACCTTCAGGTCACATGATTGGCAAATGATGTTGCGCTTGTGGTCGAAGGGCTTGACCAGCCATTCGGTGCCGAGTGGGCTGTACCAGGGTTCAATGATGACACCGGTCTTGGTGCCGTAGTGCTTGGTTTGGACGACGACTACGTCGCCGGGTTTGAGGTCGTTCATGATGGGCTCCTGTTGTTTGAAATGTTGTCGATGGGTGGTACTGCCCCACCTTGCAGGGCTAATCCCTGCTGCCTGATCCGTTATTCCCGTTGCCGGGTTTGGCGTGAACGAGCGACCTTGGCTGGGACTTCGTTATCCATCCCAGTTTGACTGACCAGATACAGGTGACGAGTCTGTCTGGTTCTGAATAGCCCCGGAGGTGGTCACCCTCTGCGATAGCTATCTCCAAGCGCATTACTTTTATGCTTCATCGACATATGTAAAAGAGTAGCGGTTTTGATAAGCAGACCGCAAACTGCTCCCTCTCCCGGAGTTCTCTGAACTTATACACCTGTTTGGTTTCGGGTGTCAAGTCTGTCAATGAATGAGCTACTTTTCGTTAGCCCACTCAGTGAATCGATGCCCATCGCTTTGGACGTCGACTCGCATCGGCTCTGTGCAAAGCTCAACGTGCTCCTTGCCGTCGAACCGAATGTTGAAGCGTCGACCATCCGTAAGGATGATGCATGCGGCAGCAGTGCCACCGTTGGCTTCCATGCCGATGCTCAATGAATGAACCAGAGGTACAATCATTTCACCGTCATCAGTGAACTCTGTGCATGGTTGAATCTCAACCATCGCCTCATCGAAGAAGTATTCGTCCTGGTCGATTGAGCCGCCGTTGCTCGACCATATTCTGAACTGATTTATTTTTGCTGTAATGGGACACCTCCTGTGTGTCTGGGGTTGTTTGTTTCGCTCTCACCCTTACAAACGAACTGGGTGATTTTTTCGGAGATAGGTCAGGTTGTTCATCGAGTGATACGCTCGGCATTCCACTTGATGAGAAAAGGCATCACGTCACGCTGGAACGCTGCGAGCAAGTCACGAACCACGTCGTTGGGTTCCTCACCATTGGCAAGGGCCTGCCGAATGGCTTCGTCGTTATGGTCAATGAACAACTGAAGCATGCTTGTGATGCTTGCCGCCATATCAATCGGCATGTTCAAGGACTCAGCCAGCGCAATCGCACCGGGCTTGATGGCTTCGGCGAACTTATCAAGTTCAGCCTGTGTCGATGGAATGTTGGTAAGAATGGGACACCTCCTGTAATGGTTGTTTGTTTCGCTCTCACCCTACAGAACGATAGGGTTTTTATTCATGGACAATGGGAAGGGGGCAGCCGCTATTGCGGCCACCACCCAAAGCCCTGCTCATTGTCAGGGGTACCCTGCGCTCGGCGTTGCTTAGCCTCACGCTCGGCTTGCTCAGCAGCCTTGGCTGCGTCACACTCTGCAAGCAGTTCGTCAGCGCCCTCTACAATGTGGCTCTGAACAAGTGCCGCGATACTGGCGGCATCCGATACCATGGGAACCTCAACGACATGCAAGTCGCTGGGCTCGCCCCACAGTAGAAAATCAGTCCGTCGCTCTCTGGCAAGTGCGTCACGAGCGGACTGCGCTTGCTCCCGAGTGGGTGCAACGGCAACCGTTCTGTTGCCACTGCCATCCCAGTGTTGGACAAGGAAGAAAGAAGTGATGGTAACCTCCATGGTTTAGTGTTTGCTGAATGCGATTATGAACGGGGCCGCCATGAACAACGGCAGCGCCATCGCGCATAGGGTTTGAAAGTCGAACCAGTCAATCACTTCGCACCCCCAGTCCGTCCGGTCGGGGTGACGGTGCGCTCGACCGTTTGCCAGTCGTTGCCCTTGGGCACACAAGCCGTCACCTTGACCGTCCGCCCGTGAGGGATGTAGCCGTTGCGAACGGCGTAGTGGGCTGCCTTCAGGCAGGCGTCAGTCCCGCTGACTGCCTGCACGTCAACGTTGACGTAAGAGCGACCCTCGCATATGAGCGTCCTGACGGTTTCTACTTCGCAGTAGAAGGTGGGAAGGCCGAAGGGGTCAATCACTTGACACCCCCACGAACGAACACCCGGACGTTGACTCGCTGGCCATCCATGCCAGGGTGGCAGCGATGGCGGAACGTGTGGACGTTGCCCTGCGGTTTGTTGTAGCTGCCCATGTACTGCCAGGACTCGCCACTGAAGGGGCAAGGGGCATTTACCTTGTCAGCCATGCGGGCGTTCGAGTAGTGGCGGGCGAGCGTCTGCCATGCTTCCTCCCAGTCGTTGTGGTCACGGTTCATGCAGAAGTAGTGGTCCATTGAAGTCAGTTCGTTTTCCATAGTTTGCTCCAGTGGGGCTGGGCCCCGGTTAGACGTTGCGGTACTCGCTCACCCTTTGGGCAAGCGCATCAGATAAGGCAATCAGGGTTTGACCAGGCAAGGCATCCACCAGCAAGCCAGCCAGCCGTTTGCCCTGTGAGCCATAGTCGGCAGACTCATGGCCCTCGGTCAGTTCAACGCGAACGGTAAGCGGTGATGCAAAGCTGGTCATGCCAGTGAATGCACGGTGAAAGCGTACAACGATGGGTTCAGCCATGGGTGTCTCCGGTGATGATAGTGGGGCACAGGGCCCCGGTTGAGGGTTCTACTTAGGGAAGCTGGGCGATGCTGGGAACGCTCAGGTAGTCGCCGAAGCGGATGCACCACGCGCGGCAGGCGTCGAACGGCAAGCGGTCACCGGGCAGGGTCCAGTCAATCTCACCGATGCCCGCCTTAATCATTGCCGCGCGGATTTGTGTCAGGGTCGCGTTCACGTTGTGAATGCTCGCGTGGCAGACTTGGTATCCGCTGGCAACGTGGGTGATGCAGTAACAGGTCCGAGGGCCGGTGATAACCAGGCCAGGGATGTTGGTCGGCCTTGAATACACTTCTGAAGTTCCGGTTGTAGTTGCGATGGTTACAGTGGGCATGGGGTCTCCAATGGGGCGCGGGGCCCCGGTTGATTATCTAAGGTTATGGGCTCGGCGTTCCGCTTCGGCCGTGTAGTGTGCTTCAAACGGGCACCGCTTCCGCTCGT